ACGTTTCACCCCATGTGTAATGTGTGTAGACGGTCGTTCCTGATGTATATCTTGCCCCTTCATAGAAATATGTTTTAGGTAGACCAGATGGTGTCAATAACGTACTAAAGTTTGCTGATATATGGTCAAATGTTGGTCTGAGATATGTATTTGTGGCACGAACAGAACCAATAGTTCCATTATTATTATATAAAACTTGCGCCCCATATCTACCAGCCGTTGAGTCGTTATTAGGTCTTAGATAAATTGATGCGGAGTCGCTCATCTGTCGCACATAAATCTTATACTCCTTATCCGTATCACCATCCACCGTCACGGACACAGACGACTCGCTACCTGCCGACGTGAAGTCCAGTATCTTCTGGAAGCCCGGGAAGTTTATCTTTCCTAAAGGATTAAGTTTTGCTTGCATATTATCCTTATGCTATATAAGCCAACTGCCATGTACCGCTCAATGTTCCATAACTTGTTAAATCAACAGCGAATGAATTAGCACTAAATGTTATATCATCAGGGATAATCTGCTTCTTACTATTATTTAATATCGTTACCATCAATACTTCAGCGTTTGATGCAAGACCTAAATTATGAGTAATTGTTAGAACACCAGTTGATAATGAAGCGTTTGTGAACGTACTTTTTGTTAATGAAGCACCAGCCGATACAGTCTGCCAAGTTCCATCATCTCTTAGATACTTAGTGCCAGTATTATCTAGTTTTGGCAAGAACCCATGTTTTGTTGAAGATGCGTTGTTTGTGGTAACATCTGTGAAAGACAGCGTTGCGTCAGTTGGCAATGTTTGATCGCCAGTATTGGTTCCGCTTGTATTTCCAATAACAACTAAATTGGCATCCGTGACATACCTCTTGTTTGAACTATCAGCGACATCGGCTGTTGTAAGAACAATATTTGAAGATAATGCTTTGCTATTAACAGTCCTAGTAATCGGAACTTTGCTATTAGCGGAAGATAACGCACTCGCAGCGGCATCCGCATTAGACTTCATCTGTGCGTCAATAGTATCAAAGTTCGCATTAACATCACTGCCCCAACCGACACTATCAATCGCTGGCTTCGTCAATGAATAATTAGTTGTCTCAGACATAGTTTTTTACCTTTATATTTTCGTCCATGTATTACTAGACTTATCACTCTTAATCCAAGTGCTAACAGCCTTTGACAATTTGCTCCACGACGATGAGAGAACACCACCCCAATTAGTAGAACCCCACTTCTGTAAACCCCAGCCTGTATTTGCCATAGTATCTTTCTATTAATCCTTAAAAATCAACTGAGAGCCTTTAGCTATTCCTGTTCCAACACCAGACGTTCCAGCAACCCATAATAGAAATCTATTCCTGAACGATTCATTAGAAGCTTTTGTTGCAATCTTTGATCCAAGCTCTCTTATCTCGTCGCCACTCTTAATCTTATTCAATTTAGTTCCTATATCCTGTAGGTCTGAAGAAATATCTCCTATTCCACTAAACTTCTTTCCAGAGATTGTTCCACCAGACTGTAAAAATCTAAGAACTTTCATATCAGAAGATTTCATTGAACCGTTCTTTATTCTTGTTAGAAAGGCTGTAGCATTATCCTCATCTGATAGTGGTTTAAATAGCTTATACGCAACCTTCTTTGTATTGGCAAGTGGTGCGTATGATGATTGTAGCTCAGCGAAACCGCTTACTCTCTCTTTTAAGAGATTAGAAACACCACTGTCAAACTGTGTTGCAAAATAATCCTTTGCTGTTAATGGCGCAGACCCAGATTGTGTTGATGCGTTGATTGTGCTTCTAACATCCCTAATCTTAGATATTAAATCTCTTATATCAACAGCTTCTGGAGCCATAGTCTTTAATATTCTTCCAGACTCATCCACTAAACCAGCCTCGCTATTTAATCCATTTTTAAAATAGTCTAACATTGATGTTGCTTTTTTATAAGCCTCAGACTTAACAATTAGTGGGTCTTGTGAAGCTCTATCAACTATAGATCCAATTTTATCAACTATTTCTTGTCTTGTTATTGCTGGTGCATTCTTCTTTAATATCTTGCTTCCTTCAAGTGGGTCATCGAGAACTTTAAATATAGATTCTAATGACTCTCCGTAAATAGAACTCATATTCCTTGAAATATTCGGAAGTTCCCTCTTTACTTTATTTACAATATCAAGGTATCTATGTTTAGATAAATCTTCTAACGATTTCTTAATGTTTGCAAGCTCAACCTTTCTTTGTGCTAATTGTGCTGACAAATCAGATGATGATGCGCCTTTAAATGATTCTATAATTCTACGTCCAGACTTAATCGCACTATCTACACCACTCTTACCAATAGATACAATTCCTTTTCCAGCACCTATAACACCCTTACCAATAGATTGTATTCCATTAGCACCTCCAGGTGATAACGCAATATCTGTATATAGTCCTGCCGCCGAAGATACCCCCTCTGGAAGTCCAGAACTTCTAAATACATCTCCATACTGCGCTGGTCTAAGACCAGTTAATACCTTTCCTACATTTGATGCAATATCCTGTGGTCTACCTGATTGTATGTCTAATGCAATAGAAGATGGAACTCCTTGATATAATTCAGCCGCACCAGCGACAGTTCTTAATATAGAACCAATAGGATGTTTTATACTTATTGGTGTTTTTGTTAAATCCATAATAGCAGACGGTCTAGACTCTAACGCCGTCTGAGTCTTATTGTCTTTAACGACGTATTGTTCAAATTCGTCTGACCCATTATCTACATACTGATCCCATTCATCTGCCATATTATTAAAGTCCTTTGGCTTTTTTAAATGCTTCTACTTTATCAGAAGGGATATTATATACTTTACCATTAATATTAAATGTTTTGAACCCAGAGTTTGTATCATACATAGAGTCGCTCTTAATAGGATTTGGTGCTAACCCAAACTTCATAAGGTTTGAACCAACTCCAAATTCTTCTTTAAATCTCTGAATATCTGCCATATATGTTTCTTTAGACTTTCCAAACGGGTCAACTAGAACATCAACCCTCTTTGCCTCTGTTGGTGTTAATTGCTTACCACCACGCAAGAACGGTATATCTGACTTTAATCTATTAACAGAAGATTTATAGTCTTGTATGTTCTGATCTCCTATAGTCCAAAATGGTAACTTCTGAGCCTGAAAAGCCGCCCAGTCTTTATTTCCCATTGCCTTCTCTATTCTAGGAACAACTATATTTGCTATGCTATCTAATGTCTTTGTAACTCTATCTGAAGTTAGTAAGTAGTTTTTCTCAGATTCAGTTGGGTCTGTAGGCTTTGTAAGTGGTTTCTCGACAACACCAGCTTTAGTATTAATTTTCTGATTAACTATATACTGACCAATTCCAGATGCAATATTTGCTTTAGCCTCATCTGGGTCTACTTCTTCGCCAGTAATCGGATGCCTATATACAATGTCTGTTGAGTTATCGTTTGATATTTTATTATAAAAATTCGTTTGTGCCTTATAATAATCCGTCATGGCTAAGTCTTTTTCAGACGGCACTGTCTTTCCCTTTAGACCAAGCTTTATCTTACCATCAGATATAGATATATCCTGTTCATAGTCTCCACTCTTTCGCAATGAATTAAAGAGTTCTATATCCTTAGAAAGCTCTCTTTCCGCATCCCTCTTCTTCTGAATCTTATCTTGCTCAGCTTTAATACCAGCTGCAACATCACTCCACAAGGTGCTTAACGCACCAGTTCCAAAATTAGAGCGAAACTCTGGATTTTCTATTGCAGCACGTTCCATTAAAATATCGTGTAGACTCATATTATCCCTCTACAATTTTATAAGATTTTCCAGAAGATCCGCTAGTACCGCCAGACATTAATGACATAATAGCTTTAACAGTATCGCTAATGCTTGTCTGGTTTGTAGTATATCCATACTTATGTGTATTATATGATCCAATTAAAGGATTAACTTCTCCAAACATAGACATAAGAGTATTCGGAGATTTCTTTGTAATAGAACCCATAGGATTCTGCCACTGGTCTTGCATAAGACCAATACGAGTCATCTTTTCTTGCTGTTGACGCTGATATTCTTGGTAAGCATCCTTAGCCTGTTTATCTTTAAGCAATCTCTCAACTTCAGCCTGACTTGCCAACTGCTGGAATAGATTCTGCTGTGTTCCGACAAGGCTCTGTAATCCCTGCGCACCTTGTAATGCCCTATTCTCACCTTGATTGAAAAGATTTGCAAGGAATGAACCACGCTGATTAGCCAAATCAGCCTGTAATGAAGCCATATCACGACCACGACCACTACCGAATACACCGCCAGAACGAGCCGCTTCACGGTTCAACGCATCCTGTGACTGACTACTAGCCTTCGCTAATGCACGACTAAACGCAGCATAACCACTTGACGGATCGTCAGGATTAAACCTATTATTAGCCATCCTTGAATAAACATCCCTAGCACCAGCAATCTCTTGACTACCAACAAGACCTTTAAGTCCTGAGAGTGCTTGATTTTCACCAAGCGTCATATCGTAATTGCCAAGACTGCCAGTATAAGCATTTCCCAACGATATTCCACCACCAGTTCCAGTAGATGCAAGGCTCATCAAAGCCTCAACTGAAGCCCTCTGCTGTGGAGTATATGAACTCATCGGGTCAAAGGTTGTTGATTTTGCGCTAAATAAACCCATAATTCGCCTCCTTTAAGGCAGCTTGCTTTCAATCTCGATAAGAGTTTGTCTAATCTTTGTAAAATAATCACTCAAAATCTTTTGCATTTCTGCATCTTGCGGAGTTTGAGGAATTGGGAATATAATATCGTTTGGTATATTAACAGTTGCCATTATTTCCGCATCTCTCTAGGAATATAATTGATAATGAACTGCTTGATTGATAATGCTTCATTAAGATTATTGTTGCTAAATCTGAAGCGAATAGTCGAACTAACAACGTCGAAATAGAATATATCAGGCGACTCTAATGACGGGTAAATGTCTGTTAGTGTATGAGGACTTCCAGTAATCTCAATCCAAGTTTCTCCCTGGTCGACTGAGTATTCAATAGTTACAGAGCTTCCCTTCGCCCATAATTCCATACTATTAAATCTTGAAATCCTCTGCTGTGAGTCTTGATAGTCTTTCGTATCCCACTTGGCATAGACGGCTGTTTCGTCGTCATTTCTTACGGTTTCAGATATTGCATAAGTATATCCGTCAACTGTCGAGAAGTTTACAACATCTGAACCCTTAGACAAACCAGATCCATCCCAACGACTAGACTGTTCATCCCAAGCTCCAACCATATCATCCCAAGAAAGACCAGCAGTAGATTGACCAATCCAAGATGTATTAGTCTTGCTGCGAATATCTTTCATCACAATTCCAGTTTCATAATTATACTTATAAACCGTCTCTCCATAAGAGTCGCCACCAAGAGGAATACCAATCCAAACCTCTTTCTTGCTTCTTACTAACACAGACCACGCTTTCGACGCATATTCTGCGTTGATTGAGTCTCTAATCTCCTCATTGATAGCCGGAGATAATGTTTTACAAGTAACACCATTAAATAGGTAAAGTCCATCTTTTGCTAGAAATATCTGCTCTCCAGACGGAAGATTTTGTATAGACCCATCAGCGATTGTTCCAACTCCAGTAGATTTCCTGTCGAACTGAAATACTTCCTCGCCACTAACAAGATAACCAAGATAAATTGAACGCTCTTTATGAACGCACAGATAGTTCCCAAATAAACTAAGACCAGTAATGCTCTCGCCATCCTCAACTAAATCAACAGCACCAGCGTTTCCACTATCCCAAGTTTCAGGTGCGGATGTATCTGACCACTGAACACGCTGACCAACGTCTGTCCCACCTGCGATATTCGCACAAACAAGATATGTTTTGTATTCCTGAATGAATTTAGCAACAGGAGGTGTTCCACCAAGTGCAGACACCGCCCCACTCCCAGTCCACTTCTGAATTGGATCAACGCCATTCGTAATACAAAGAATAGGCTTTCCAGATAGTAATGGTGTCGCCGTGCTTACCAAATCAGTCGTAGTTCCAGTTAAATCATCATCAGTAATGTCAACCCAAGCCGAAGTTGTCGTGTTATACCTCTCTATCTTCTTAAGACCAACACGAACATTATAGTTCACATCTTCACGATTGAACTCAGTGCCACCCATAATCTCCGTATCAGTTCCACCAATGACACCGCCAAGTTTTACAGAACCAACTCGCTTGTTCAATACACCCCTAGATAGCTCAAAGTTCTCTGAGTTACGAGAAGAACTATCGTCAATATATTCGGCTGGATTAGAAATATCCACGCCTTTAATCAACAATATAGAACCTTTTTTACTATCATTAGTAGCCATTATAGACCTCTATTAGGCGGTGCGCTCCCAAATATATTTCACGATGTAAGGCTGTAGGTTATTATGGGCAGATAGCGCATCAACGGCTGTGGAATTATTTGTAGAAAGAGTTCTGTCTGGTGATACGTCACTATTTGTATTATAAACACCACCCTGATCTCCTGGACCAGTAGATATTGGGTGACTATGTGCAGATGTTCCGCTTTCCGCCCCTGTTAATAGATGTGTTTTCTCACCACCAGTTTTATTTAATGTATCGAACTCTGTCTGTCCAGCATCAATACCAACAATCACTTTTCCAGCAATCGCTGTCCAAGTTCCAATCCCAAAT